CGGCTCTGCACGACGAGCTGATGCGACGCAACCCGATGATCGACGCTCTCTCAAGACAAGCGTCCTGAAGGCTTCGACTGATGACATCACGGCTCAACCGAGCGCTCGCCCAGCTCGGACGAGCGGGCATTGCGAAGCTAAACGCCCAATTCGACAGCTGGGAGAACAACGTCACGGGCTTCGGCACCGGCGATGACAAGACCACTTACACCCGCTTCATGGGCGGGTTGCTGCTCTCCCAGCAGGAGCTCAGCAACCTGTACCACGGCGACGATCTTGCCGCGCGCATGGTCGACGTCGTGCCCGACGAGATGCTTCGTGAGGGCTTCACCGTCGACCTTGGCGACGCGGGCCTGAACACGGCCGTGTCAGACAAGCTCGAGGGACTCGGCATCGACGAGAAGCTCGCCAACGGCATTCGTTGGGGGCGTTGCTACGGAGAGGGCGCGATCCTGATCGGCGCCGACGACGGCCGGCGGTCGATGCAGCCGCTCATCCCCGAGCGTGCGCGCGACCTGAACTACCTGCACGTCATGGACGGCCGGTACTACTGGCCCCTCACCTACTACCGCGAAGCCGGCCACCCACAGCTTGGCCAGCCTGAGATGTTCGGCGTGATGGCTCCCGGCTACTCGGGCCAGCCAAGCGCCGTCGTCCACGAGTCGCGACTCATTCGTTTCGGCGGCTCGCCCACCGGAGACCAAGAGCGCGAGGTCAACCAGTCGCGCGACTACTCGGTTCTGCAGCGCGCTTACGAGGCGTTGCGAGCGTTCAACACCGGGTGGAAGGCCGTCGAGCTCCTGCTCACCGACGGGCACCAGTCGGTGTTCAAAATGCAGGGCTTGGCCGAGATGATCGGCAGCGGCGGCGAAGCTCTCGCGGCTGCGCGGCTCAAGGTCATCAACCTTTACCGCAGCGTGCTGCGCGCCATCGTCGTCGACGCGGGCGACAAGGAGAGCGGTGTTGGCGCTGAGGACTTCTCGCGCAACAGCGTCTCGTTCTCTGACATCCCGGCAACGCTCGACAAGTTCATGCTGCGGCTCGCTGCAGCCGTGCAGATCCCCGTCACGATTCTGATGGGCCAGAGCCCGGCGGGCATGAACGCGACCGGTGAGAGCGACTTCCGCTGGTTCTACGACCGCATTCGGAGCGAGCAGACGCGCAAGCTGGCGCCGAAGATTCGGCGGATTATTCGTGTGCTCCTGGCCACGAAGGCTTGGCAGCCGAAGAAGCTGCCGCCGGCGATAACGATCAAGTTCCCGCCCCTCTGGACGGAGCCACCGCTGACGGCCGCGCAGACGCGCAAGACGATCATCGAAGCCGACGGGCTGCTGGTCACGAATCAGATGGCGCTACCCGAGGAGGTTGCCCTCCAGCGCCTCAAGCCCGACGGCTACCAGGCGGAGCTCGTGCTCACGCCCGCAGGCGTGAAGGTGCGCGAGGCCGTGATTGGGAGCGAGTACTCGGCGCTAACGCCGGACGACACCCGGGCCGATATCCCCGACGTCGAGCTGGCGCCGACCGACGCGGCAGCGGTCCTCAAGGTCAACGAGGCACGCGCGAGCATGAAGCTCCCGCCGCTCAATGGCCCCGACGGAGACCTCACGCTAGCCGAGTTTGCGGCCAAGTCCGCGCCCGCGCCGGGCTTCGGTGGTGGTGGTTTCGGGGGTGCGCCCGCAAAGGCGCCAAGTCCAGGGCCCACGCAATCCAAGCAATCGCCAGCGAGTGCCGATGAGGACGGCCCGCCCCGCGAAGAGCAGGACGACGACGCATGACCCACAACCAGGTGGTCACGGAGCTCGCGCGCGCTCCGACTCCGCACCGCATCGTGATTGTTGGCGGGCCGCAGACGGGCAAGTCGACATTCGCCCACCAACCCCGGCCGTTCGCCGCAGAGGTACGGAGCAGCGATGAGCTTGTCGGCGTGCTCGAGTGGAGCGAGGCCTCAGCCGAGGTGGCGCATTGGTTCAATGATCCCGGCCCGTGGATCATCGAGGGTGTGGCCACCGCTCGAGCGCTTCGCAAGTGGCTCGCTGTCAACCCAGACAAGCCCCTCAACGTAGTGGTCGTGCTCATGCAGAAGCCTTTCGGCGAGCTCACCAAGGGGCAGGCCGCCATGGGCACGGGCGTCGCAACCGTCTGGAACGAGATCGCAGCAGACGTGCTGGCGCGCGGCGCCAAGGTGCTCAAGCTCGATGGCACGCCCCGAGAGCCGGTTCGCGGCACGACGCAGGACTCGCCCACAGCGAGTGCCCTCGGCAGCAGCACGTAGAACCCGAGCGCCTCGGGAGCCGCGTGCCGCGGTGCTGACCATGCAACTGCTGCTCCGGCAGGCAGTCGGCAAGTTCGCGCAGGTCGTCAAGTCCGAGGCACTCGACAGGCTGGAGAGCTTCGCGGGACTCGAGAGCAAGACTCACATCGACGCCGCTGACGGCGGTGACATCAGCATTCGGCCGCGCCTTAACGCGGTGATTGCGGCCGCTGGCAGGCTGGTCGGGGGTGGGTCCAGCAACGCCGCCGAAAAGGTAGAGCGCAACAGCAAGGCCGAATTCAAGCGCCTTGGCATCGAGCTTCGCAAGGAAGAGCCCAAGTTCGGCAAGCTGATCGACGGTTGGCGCGGGGATAACGTCGACCGCGCCAAGAGCCTGCTTGAGTTCGAGCGAGACAAGCTGAGCGAGATTCTCGCGAAGGGCGAGCACAAGACTGTTGAGACGCTGCGCCGGCAGATCGAGACCCGGTTGGACGTCGTGCGCAGCAAGGCCGATTTGCTGGCCCGCGACCAGGTCCTCAAGCTCAACGCCAACATCACTAAAGAGCGACAGACGGCTGCCGGAATCACCGAGTACGTCTGGACGACGAGCAACGATGAGCGCGTCCGCGAGGCGCACGCGGAGCTCGACGGCGAGACATTCAGCTGGGACGACCCGCCCGTCACGAACGACGCCGGAGACCGGAATCACCCGGGGGAAGACTACCAATGCCGGTGCATCGCGTTCCCTGTGTTGCCTGAACTCGGCGAGGACAGCGGCGACGATGAGACAGAGGCTGCTGAGGGCTATCTGGCCGAGATCCCCGACCCCGAAGAGGCGGAGCAGTACCAGCTCGAGTTGTCTAGCAAAGCCATCCCGGACGAGGTCGAGGACGCAGGTGGAGCAAAGCAGTTCGAGCGGCTGCTACGCGGCATTGAAGAATCGTCTCTGACCTTCCTGCGCACGGGCTACCGAGAGCCGCTCAACGTGCTCGAGGGCCTATCCGCGACGGAGGCAACGGCGCTCACCACAGGCAAAGTGATCCCCAAAGGATCGCGTCGGCCGCTGCCGCCGATCAAGGTCGCCATCTATCCTGACGACCAACTCGTGTTGGTCGATGGTCGTCACCGTATGCGCGCCGCGCAGAAGGCCGGCGCGACCAAGATTCGCTCGACGATCATCCAGTACGACGATGAGCTGAACGTCCTTTGGGAGGGCGACAGGATCATCAAGACGCCGAAGAAGACCGATGGACAACGCGCGCACGTACGCGATCGGTGACTTCGACACCGCGACGCGCAGCTTTGTTGTCGTCGCCTCGACGGCGAACCCGGTACCAGCAACGTACTGGGACGACGCCACCAACAAAGAGGCCTCTCGACTCGAGTCACTCGAAAGCTGGGACCTGACGCGGTTCATCAAGAACCCGCTCATCCTCGCCGTCCACGACGACAAGACCATCAAGAGCATTATCGGGAAGGCTTCCGAGATCCAGTTCACCGAGCGCGGGCTCGAGATGCGGATCACACTGGCCAGCCTCTACGAAGAGCCCGAGACCGAAGCCATCGAGCGGAAGCTGCGCGCTGGTCTACTGCGCGGCGTGTCGGTGGGATTCACGTATGGCGACGAGCGCAAGGAAACGCGCAACGGAGCCACGGTATCGGTCTTCTCTAATAACCAACTCAACGAGGTTTCCCTCGTGCCCATCCCAGCCGACGAGAACGCCCTCGTCGACACGGAAGAGACCAGGGCCGCAAAGGCACGGGAGTCTGGACAACGCGGGC